GCGGTTGGCAATATCCTCAAAGGCCAGAAGACGCTTGCCGAGGCAGGCAAAGAGGCCAATCTCACCACCGACAATATTTTCAAGGGACTGATCGGCAACACCGAGGGCGCCGAGGAGGCGCTCAAGAATTTCAACGGCAGCTTGCTATCGATCCAGGGCGAGGGACCGAAGGTCCTGGAGGTATTCAAAAACGTCGCGGATTTCGTCAAGAATAGCGGCAACGCCGCGCAAAATTCCTCGATATTGATGCGCGCCATGGGGCGCACGATGGGCTCCGACATGATCCCTGTGTTCAAGCAGGGTCGTCAGGGCATCGAAGAATTCATGCACAAAATGGAGGAACTCGGCCTCACCATGGGTGATGTCGAGGAGCACAGGGCCACCGCCTTCCATCAGGCGTTCAACCGGCTCTCCTCGGTCCTCGATACCACCAAGACGAAGCTCGGCCTCATGTTCGCCCCCGCTTGGGCGGAGAACATGAATAAGTTCACCGAGTATGTTTCACAGAACCACAAACAAATTCTCGCGTGGGGCGACTCCATCGCCGGAAAGATCACGCCGTATATCAAGGGCTTCGGCGATTCGATGCTTGGTCTGTCGCGCGCCATCATTGGCGACGACACCCGCGCGGATGCCGGCGTGGAGAAATGGCAAAAAACATTTGAGACGATCGGTAAGGCGTTAAGAACCCTGAAAGAGGACGCCTCTAGCTTCGTCAAGCCATTCAAGGACACATTTAACAAGCTGTTTGATCAAGATGCTTCCACGCTGCAAATCGGCGCGGGGATGCTGATTGGTTTCAGGACATTGGGCGGAAAGCTTGGTCAGGCGGCCCTGGCGGGCTTCGCCGCTGAGTGGACGTGGGAAAAGTTAAAGGAGCAATTTTCCGGCAAGAAGGGCGCGCCAGCGGGTGCGGGGGCGCCGTCCGACGGCAAGCAAAGCCTTCTTGAGGAACTGTCACCGATCAGCACAGCCCATGCTGAAGGGGCTCCGACGGCTCCGGCTGGCGAGGTGCCCCTGCCGCGGGCGCGACCGACGATGCCGCCTGAAAAGCCGACCGGATTTTTCAGCGAAGAAAACCGGCGGCTGTTGCGTCAGCACGAATTGATGGGCGGCCCTGGCGTTCGGTTCGCGCCTGGTGTCACCGCCGCGCAGCCAGTTGAGCAGACGCCATTCAATTCGGCGTTCTCGAAACTTCAGAGCGGTCAGAAACTCAGCGAAGATGATGCCCGGAAATTGTACGAGCGCGGCATCGTCGTCCCGCCGTCGCGTGTCGGTAAGGAGGAGACCCCGCCGACATCGCCCAAGACGGATGAGGCCACCCCCACTGAGGAGCACCCTGAGCACCCTGAGCACGCGGAGGCTCCGCCGGACTCGGGCGGAGGCTTTCCTGGCGGGCTCGCAGGGGCAGCAGCAGCGGGCTACGTCGGGCTCCAAGCATTATTGCATCCCATCAAAACACTTAAGTTTGGGTTTAAGGGACTCCGTCTCGGTGCTCGTGGCCTAGGGAAGCTGGGACTCCTTGGGCTTGGAGCTGCTGGGCTCGAAAAGCTGTATCAAGGCACCCTCTTCACTGGCCAGATGTTCAAAGGCGGTGGCCAGGAATTGGTCGAGGAACTGGGTGCTGGTGCCAAAGTTGGCGCGGGTGCTGAGGCTGGCGCCGCCGCTCCCGGGGCCGCCGGCGCGCTTCCCGAGATCGGCGTGGAGATACCGCAGGCTGGTGCTGCTGGGGCGGCTGGTGCTGCTCGGGCTGGCGAGGCTGGGGCCGCTCCTGGCTTCATGCAAAGCCTAGGCGGATGGAAGGGGCTGCTGCAATTCGGCGGCATCAGCGGCGCCATGCTCCAGCTCCTCGGGTTGATCGAGGGAGCCAAGACCCGTGAGCAGATCGGTGGCGCGCTTAAAGAGCGAGGCTTCTCCGATCAGCAGGTTCAGAAGTTTCTCGACCAGTCCATCGAGGATCAGCGCAAGTTCCTCGATCTGTCGAAAGAGGAACAGCTCAAGAGGCTTGATGCGATACCGACTCCTCCCGAGACGATGAAGGGGTTCAATCTCCCTGGCCGAGATGACCGTGGCCAGAAGCGCTCCGAGGTCGAGGACGACGCCACCAAGTCCCTCAAGGACATGGCTGACGCGACCGACAAGGTCAACGAGGCGCAGAAGCCGCAAGCCGGCGCGATCGCCAGCGTTACCGAAGCGCTGAAGGCCTTCGTCACCCCGGCGAATGCGGCCGAGGCAGGCTTGCAGAAGACCGGCTCGTCGGCGGATACCGCGTCGTCTGGCCTGAAGGATGCCGGCGAAGCGGCGACCCAGGCGGCTGGCGGGCTTGGCGACGTCCCGGGGCCGACCAGAAATGTCGCCTCGGCGATGGACGAGCTGGCCGCGGCCATCAAGAAGCTGATCGCAGCGCTCGGCAACATTCCTGAAGACGGCGCGAAGGCGAAGAAGAAGGCGGAAGAGATTGGGGGCGAGGAGGGCGGGCCGAAGCAGCCCCCCGCCGGGCCCACCGCCATTACGCCTCCGGGCGGCGCCCCATTTACACCTGGCAGCAGGACTTTTCCGCGCGGTTCAGGCGGACCGTTGATCGTAACTCCCCCTGGACCCGCTCCTGGCCCCGCTCCTGGTCCCGGCCCTGGCCGCTCTGCTCCTACTCCGGCACCGGTACCTACGCCTGCCCCCGCCCCTTCCCCGTCGCCTGCGCCTACGCCCACGCCACCAGCGCCTACGCCCACGCCTACGCCCACGCCATCACCTGCACCCACGCCACCAGCGCCTACGCCCACGCCATCACCTGCACCCACGCCACCTGCGACGCCGCCGCCAACCCCTCCCTCGCCTCCTGCGCCGATCCCTCCTGGGACTGGGGGTGGGGGTGACGGAACCGTCCCCAAAGGCGGCGAAGGGAGCACGCCACTAGACACCGGCTCCATGTCGCCGGACCAAATGAACAAGATGTGGCCAGGCATGTCGCCGCCCAGCGACAAGGAGATCGAGGATTTTCATCGGCAGGGCGGTCGCGGACTGCCGACAGCCAACGATCTGAGAAAGCTGCGCGGAGAGCCGCCTAAGCCGGAAGGGCCGGAGGTGCCGCTGCCGCCGACCCTTGAGCCGGTGAAGCCGCAACGTGTTCCAGAGTCGGAGAAGACGCCGGAGCAACGGCGCAAAGAGAATGAAGAGCGGATGAAGAAGGAGCGTGAGGAGGAGCGGAAAGGCGGTGGACTAAATCCAAAGAGGGAGCAGGAACGTCAACGTCGCGAGAAGGAGCTCGAGCAGGAGCGGCAGAAGGAGCGGCAACCGCCAAAGACGGAACCGCCAAAGACGGAACCGCCAAAGCCCGAACCGCCAAAGACGGAGCCGCCCGCGCCGAATGTGCCTACGGAGCCCGGCCAGCGAGTGCCCGGCGGTGGCTCAAAGCGCGATCTGCCGTGGTGGCTGAAACAGCTTGAAAGCCCGCACGGAGAGCCGCCATCGGCACCGCCTGATATCCCGTTGCCCAGGCCGCGGCCGCCAGAGGCGACGCCGGTCACGATCGATACGACGAAGCGGAAGGATAAGGATCAGTCCAGGCCGCCTGAAGCGCCAGGGCCGGTGCCCCCTATGCCGCGAGGTCCAGAAGAGACGACGCGGGAGAAGGTCCAGCCACAGCCAAAGGAACCGCAAACCGATAACTTCGAGGAGCGCCGACGGAGGGCGTGGGAAGAATATCAGAAGCAGCAGGAAAAGGAGCAGCAGCAGCAGCGGGAGCCGGTTCGGAAGCCTCGCACCGGGTCTGACCCAGCCCATTGGAAGGAGTGGTCTAGACGACATCCTGGCGTCACGCCGCCGGACGAGCTGAGCGGCGGCGAGGGGAATTGGGTGATAGACCCAACGACAAATCAATATCGGTGGACGCCGTGGACCGAACAACAACGGAATGCTTACAGAGGAGCTTTCACGTTTCCACCCGGTGCTCCGTCCGGGCTAAATACGCCACCATTCCCTGAGACGCCGCCGCTTCCGCGTCCGGCCCCGCCGCGGCCGCGTGACGACAGCGGGCTGCAAATTCCTATCAGCTATCCACAGGACCAACCTCCGCCTCCGCCTCCTCCTCCGCCGGAAGCCATTGTGTATCCTGGGTATGCGGAAGGCGGCCCGGTTGGCGGCGATGACAATGAGCTGAAGCGACAACGTGAGGAGGAGGAGCGGCGGCGTCGAGAGGAGGAACAGCAGCGGCGCCGAGAGGATGAACAGCACCAAGATTTGGGAGCGAAGATAATCAAGGCCGACCCACCTGTGGCCAGCGGCCCATCTGGATTCGCAGATGGCGGCCCGGTTGGCGACCAGTCTAGCGACTGGATCGGCTGCGGGGCAGACCCAACCAATCCGATCTGTCAGACGAAAACATCCGGTCCGAAGATTATTACGGCGCCGCAGCCGACCCCGATCAAATTCCCGCCGCCCAGCGGCCCGATAGGGGATCCATTCAAAGACCTATCAAAATCACCCGGCCTCATAACGAAGGACCCCGGCTTGGCTGCCCGGGCCAAGGCGCAGCACTTTGGCGAGGACCGCGGCGGCCGCTGCATGCCGGGGACGGGACAGCCATTCTGGGAGCCGCAATTCCCCGGCAGTGATAAGTGGGTGATAGTAAATAGGCCGTGCGACCCGTTTGGCACAGAAGCAGCTTACCTCGCCGCCGCCGCCAAATATACTGGCAAGCCAGTGGGGGGTATGGCGGAAGGCGGCGAGGTTGGTGGCCACGGCAGCGGCACGAGCGACAGCAATCTCGCCTGGGTTTCGAAGGGCGAATACATCGTCCGGGCGGACGGCAGCAACTTGCACGAGGCGATCGACCATTTTACCAAACACTTCGCGAACGGTGGCATAGTCGGCGCCTTCACCGACAGCATTCGCGGATATGCGGAAGGCGGACGAGTATCCGCCGCCGGCGCCGGCGGCAAGGCCAACACCAGCTACCACCAGCTCGATCTCCGAACGGACAAGGGGAATTTCCGAGTGTCCGTGGCCCAGGATACGATGGAGGCGCTTCGATCTTCGGCTCTTGCCGGTAAACTCTCGCGAACAGGCGAGAGACCTTCGTGGTTCTCATAGTTGGATGGTCGGGTCTATTGTGATGCTGTGGCTCCCTGAAGGCACGCTGCTGGTTCTGACGCCATTGTCGGGTGACACCGGCTTGCAGCTTTCGCCATACTCGGCGCGCGGGCTCACGCAGACATACGAGCCGCTTACGGGAACGGGGGGCGGTGGCGGGAATTGGCTAAGGCGAGACGTGAATGGCACCCTGCGCAGCCTCGCCGACACGCGCTTCCGTAAATACAAATCGACCATCACTTGTCGCGATGGCGCGGCCCCGTGCCTCGACGACGCCTGGATCGGCCATGTCGCTGAGGTCAGCTGTGCTTTCGAGTTCAGTTATCTTCTTGGTGCGGTGCCAGCTCGGCGAGTGGTGCCGGGATCAATGCGGACAGAAGGGGATGTGACGTTTTACAGACCACTCCTTCTGATGATGGTCACCGAGATCAAGAATAGTTTTGCCGAGTGGGCTGCGATTAACGAGTGGCAAGTCGCGTTGGAGGAGATTTAGTTTTGCCTCCTCGTCTTATTCAAGGCAAGTTCTCGCAGGGACCGACCGACGCCACTTACCTCCCGGGTTGGTCGGTCACGCTCGACGCGCCTGTCGCGGATGGCGGTGCCGTCGTCATTGCCGTCCAATTTTCGCAAGCGTCCGCTACAGACACGGGTTATTTATACGACTGCATCATCACGGACGATAAAGGGAATAATTACAAATTTGTTGATGCGTTAGGCGATCCGTATTGGACCTTTCGAATCTTCTACCTCGAAGGCATCACCAACGGGCCGCAAACGCTCACGCTGACGAGCACCAGCGGCGACCATATTGGATATATCATTCTCGCCGAGGAATATTCTGGGATTGTCCCAGAGGACGCGCTTGAAGGCCACAAGATCAGCTTGCAGCCGCAGGCGGATACGAGCCTCAACGCCATCACCTCCGGTCAGTTTTCAACGCCGTTTCGGAGCGATCTGATCTGGGGCGCGTGCTGGTACTACGGCGCCGTGGGCAGCACCAATCCGGGCACCAGCTTCAGGATCGGGGCGCATGACAACGTCGTCGGCGCGTTCACCACCGAGTTCAAGTACAGCATAGCGCCGTTCGGCGAGGCGACATTCAGCAACGACAACATATTCGGCATCGAGGGCACGACCCGGGTTTTTATCACCGCCGGTCTGTCGCTGAAGACGACGGATGTGCCGTCGACTGGTGGCGGTCCCGCCTCCATCGAGGGCCGCGAGTATACTTTCTATTTCGCCTGGGTGTCGCAAGGCACCCCTTGGGACCTGTCGCTCGCCCGCTTCGACGAGAACATATTCGATCTCGTGATCGAGCATGACGAAGGTCAGATTCCGACAGCCACGATCGAGATCAAGAATCCGAGGGTTGGCTTCATTGCGCCAGGGCGGCTCTATTGGGCGTGGATTTCGTTTGGGTACGAGGCTTGCCCACCGCAACCGCTATTCTTCGGGCGCCTGGTTGGCGTGCCTGAGCGGATTGAATCCAACACCGTGAAGATGAAGCTGATCGCGCGGCTTCCCGATTACATCTACCAGAAACAACAGGTGGCGGAGACGCTGAAGAAACCGCCGAATTACGATCCGCTATTCATAGAGATTTTGAAGCGAGACGATCCTGATGCGATCCTGGAGGGCTGGTCGGTTCTCTATCATGTTGATCGTGTCAGTGGCCAAGTCACCGCAAGCGATATTCTGACCGGCGAGGATGGGATTCTCTGGTTCGCCGACAGCGAGGTGTTTTATGACAGCGTTCAATGCAAATTGCTCCAGTCACCATTGGTCGCGGTGAACGTCAAGGCGGAGGTGAGTTGGAATCAGCAGTTCAAGGGAGCGCTCCCGGCGGGTGGCGAGCTGGGGAAATGGGCGTTCCCGACGTTGGGATCGGACGCCTTCGTTGGTGACTGGCCCAAGAGCGGCAGCTCGCTCGGCGGTGGCTGGTATGCCGGGGTTTCGTGGGCTGGCGAGCGAGACCCATTGATATTCCCAATGAAGCCAGCGCAAGGGGAATGGCAGTTCCATTGGCAGAACGGTGAAAAGGAGCATGCGACCGGCGATACGATGTCGGTCGAGCTTAGCTATGTGCCGCCATTCGGCCAGGCCGTTATGATTGCCGAACATACTCAAACCGGATTCATCGACGAGTATGCGGTAGACCTGAACGGCGACCCGGCGCCAATCAACATCCCGGCGTCAGTTTCTAGGCAGTGGTTTTGCTACGAGGCTTTCGCGCTCGACTTTGCAGGCAAGCAATCGCTTGCGGTAATTAGCCTTGTCTACAACGCGGATCGCAAACGATCCGAGCGGGCGGAGATGACCGTCCAGGCTGAGATTCAGCCGATCTTGATTGATCCATTGGTGACCGAGGACACCGAGACGATCACGCTCAAGAGCGGAGATTTGTCACTTCCGCTTATTGACTTGGAGAACTGGGACACTGTGGGAGAAGGCCGGTTCGTCGATGTCGGCCAATTCATCTATCCTGACAATCCCCTGGTGCCTGGGCAGACCTCCTCGCAGGTATGCCTCACTGCCGGCACCACCGGGATGCAGGAACCGGTATTCTCGAACATCGCCGGCCACACCACGACGGACGGCACAGTGGTTTGGGCCAGCCTGGGAGATACTCCGCCGACGGAGCAAGCGCAGGACCAGGTGCGGATGGCGAACGTAGGCCTCGGCACGATCATCTGCCCGAAGCCTGTTTCCGGTGTCCCAAATTGGGAGGCTTTGCTGGCGCCAGGAAACCTCAGCTTTCCGCCAATGGGTGTCGCCGTGGCAAAGCATAGCATGTACTGCATGGGCTGGGGCGGCCCCGGCGACACGATCAAGGAATGCACAGTGGCCGGCATGGTCGGAGGGCTGAGTGAGGCACCACCAGCGGAATTCCGCGAGTTCTCAAATCCGACCGGATCTTACCAGTATATCTGCATCAAGGCGGGGCAGACGGATGAATGGCACCCGACGTTTGCAGAGGCCAAGGGGGCACAGACGGGCGACGGGTCGGTGACCTGGCAATGCATCGGCTTGGCGAAGGTGCCAGTCGGCGGCTGGCCTGGGCATACCCCTAATGCGACATTCTTTCCATCTGATCGCGGCAAGCAGTCCATCGAGAACATGATATGCCGGGCGCGGGCCAAGCTACGGAAGCGGGCGCGGGCCGTCGATGTCTCGTTCGATACACGCTTCGAGGTGGCGGCCCAACTGTCCTGTCGAATGAACGGAAACGTCAACGACGCCCGATTACCTGGGGGCACCGCACAGGGCAAAGTGATTGGCTACAAGTTGGAGGTCCAGGGCGATACCGGCCAGGTGAAGGGCAGCGTCACCTTGGGATGCAGCATCGGCAACGAGCGGGCTGGGGGCCCGGCGCCGACGCCGCAGCCATTGCCGTTTCGTCTGGTCCAGGGTGGGGCTTATCTCTCCGGTCCGGTCTCAGTCGATCACGTCCAGGTCATTCTGACCAACCCGGTAGGGCAGCAAGACCTGCTCTGCATGGCCGTGACGGCACAGGGAGCGCCTGCCGACAGCTCTCCGTGGATCACTGACGACAAGGGCAACACTTATGCCAACCACGATGTCCTCGTCGATCCTGTTTCAAAATTTGGAATATGGGTATTTTCCCATAGCAATATCAGCAATCTTCCGCAGGTTTTTACCGCACATTTCCCCACTGCCCATACGTGGGTGTCGCTGATAATCGAGGAGTTCAATGCCAGCAATTCGCTGGCCATAAGCGGCAAAGACATCAACAACGTGGTTGGGGTTGGGTCCAACGCCCAGATGAGCCCCGGCGGCGCCAATGACGCCATTGTTGCGGGCGCCGTTTCGCCAGTGGATGGCGCTCTTACCTGGGGCGTCACCTTCGCGATCAACAAGACCGGCGGCCTCAGCAATCTTGGCGGGACCGTTCCGGGCACTCATTTTGAGCCAGGCCTGTTCAATGACGAGGCAGGATTGGTCGGCGTTTGTACGGAGTGGTGGCAGAAGCCAACGGCGGGAGAGAGTTCGGGCGCGACGTTCACTAACGCGGCGCATGGCGGGCAAAGTGGCAAGGGGTGGGTCACGTCCTCGATGATGTTCAATCCATGTCTCGGCCTTTTGCCAAGCTCGGGGAGCAGGAAGGCGACGAGGGGAGTAGCGACTGATCCCGGTACGCCATCCTATGTGAACGAAGGTTACGTGCAGCGTGGATACCAAAAGTATTACAGCAGCATGAGCGGAGCGCCTCCTGACACGCTTCCGGTTCAGGGGGTGTCGTTCGATGTGCCGACGTTCGAGACGCCATCGGTTCCTCCAACGCTTCCGCCAGAAACGTGCCCAGCGCTCGATTCGTACTGGACGCCGCCGATCGATGATCCTGCCGGCAACGAAATCGGCTACACGCCGCCATTCGGCCACGCCAACGATGATGGCCTCGGATTCCCGCTCGGCCCTAGCGAAGTGATCCTGGCCAATCAATGGCACGGGATTCCTTCGACGCTGAACAAGAACAACCTTGCAATTTATAATTTGCAAATCGCTGAAGTCGTCGCGGAGGCCGTAGCTCAGGGGCAGAAGACTTATATTGGCAACTGGACGATCACCAATCCTCCAAGTCCAATGATCCAGCTTCAGACCCAAATTCAGACAATGATCTTAAAAAGCATCATGCAGGGCGAAGGTTTGTGGTACGAATTGACGCTGAAACCGGTCACCAACGGACCATTCTCTAATTCGTATGTCGTGCAGACCACGAAGTTGCAGATCCCGATGACGATCGATCTGTCCGCCGCCTCTCCAGCTCCGGAAGGATTGTTGCGCTATGCCGGGGATTGATGACGTTGTAAGGCCGTACCAGCTCCCCGACACTGCGCCTGGCGAGCGGACCAATCAGCCGCTCACGAGCAATCTACCGATCTCGATCACACCGGGGTTCGGCAGCTCCGGCGCTGGTCAATTGCCGCCGATCTTGACCGGTCAAGCCCACTTCGACGAGACCATCACGAGCTATTGCGCCCAGGCCTCGGTGGAGAGCCGCCAGGGGGATAGTGCTGGCCTTTTGGGCGCCAGCAGGCGGCGACGGTTAGAGGGCTAGGAGAGGGCCATGGGATACACGTTTAGAACATCTGGACCATGGGGCATCGGCAACAACCAAGACCTGACCCCTGAGCAGGTCGACAATAATTTCTGGCAGGCCATTCAGGATAATCAGGCGAAGGCGGTGCAGGGCGTTGGCATCGCCAACATTGTGGTGCACGGCAATCAATTCACGGTCGTTCTGACCGACCATACGTTGCTTGGTCCGTACGACATACCGATGATGACGATCCAGTTCAAGGGCGAATGGGCGCCAAATACCCAATATTACGCAGGCGACATCATCACCTCTGTCGGCGCGACCTACATGGTCGAGATCAATCACGTCAGCAACGCGACGTTCGATGCTGGCGCCAATGACGGGATGGGCAACGACTATTATGGCGTGCTGCTCAAGAGCGCGGCGGCGACCCTCCCATCTGGCGGCCCGGCCGGCTGGTTCCTGCGCAAATCGACCTCGGCGGATTATGCCGTCCATTGGACGACCGCAGCAATCACCGAGATGACGGATGTTGCGATCGCGTCACCGACAAACGGAGACATTCTAAGTTATGAAAGTGGGCACTGGCAAAATCTGCCGGCGCCGCCGCTGGCGCTAGACAATCTAACCGACGTCGCCATCACCGGCCCCGCCGATGGCGATGTGCTCACCTATAACGCCAGCGCTACTGATTGGATCAACAAAGCGATCAGCGTGGCGTTGAGCGGACTTACCGATGTGAATCTGTCCACACCGGTAGCCGGCCAGCCGCTGATCTTCGACGGGACCAACTGGGTCGATGCTGTCACGGTCGACATGCCTTGTGGTGGCATCAATGTGGTTTCCGGATCGCTCACTTTGGATCGGTCGGCCGGTGAAGTGCAGCGGCTGGCGCTCAGCAGCACTGTAACCATCACCAACATCATAGGATGGCCGCCCGGCGGGCAATTCGCGCGGCTTGTGCTCGAGGTGCAGAACTCCGGAAGCTTCGGGCTGGCCTTCCCGAACGGTGTGCTGTGGCCGAGCGGCATTGCGCCAACGATGACGCCGAACGGAAAGGACATCTACATTTTGGTTAGTTTTGATGGCGGGACGACGATCTATGCCAATATCGCCGGACAGGATTTCCGATGAAGCTACTTCCAATCATGAAGTGGACAGGCGAAAGCAGGCAGTGGCCGCATTCTCTGCGATATGACACCATTGCGCATGCTCAGGTGGACGACGAGTTTTACGACTACCTGTCCAAGTTCACTTGGACCCTTCACAACGGCTACCCGAAGCGCTGCGAGTGGCCGGGGCAAAACATTTATCTTCACGCAGACGTGGCTCGATTGGCAGGATTGCCCGTTTCAAAAGAGTGGGACCACATCGACCGCGACAGATTCAATGCGCAACAGGCAAATCTCCGCGCGGCGACCCGTAGCCAGAATAGAGCAAACAGCAAAAGGCCACTCAACTCCACCACCGGCTTCAAAGGCGTCAGATGGCGCAAACTTCGTAGGAAGTACGAAGCGGCGTTGAAGTTCCAAGGACGATATATTTACCTTGGCCTTTTCAGCACTGCGCAAGAGGCGGCTAGAGCATACGACGCGGCTGCGCTGAAGTATTGGGGCGCCTTCGCTCGCACCAATCACATCCAGACATAGGAGGCTACTGTGGCAGGAGGTAAGGGGTCATCATTTGATAATGACTTACTCAAGCTCATCCTAAACGGCACGCCGATTCCCAACATAGCGGACAACGCGGCGTCTGGGCCGTTGACCAGCCTATATCTCTCGCTGCACACCGCCGATCCAGGCGCGGGCGGCGGCCAGAACACTAACGAGGCGGCCTATACGGGTTACGCCAGGCAGGCGGTGGCGCGAAGCTCGACCGGGTTCACGGTGTCAGGCGCGACGGCGACCTTGACTACGTCGGTGATTTTCCCGGCGGCGACGGCTGGCTCGGAGACGGAGACCTGGGCGGCGGTCGGCACGGCGCTGACGGGGGCGGGGAAAATCCTCTATCGCGGGCCGATCACCCCCAACCTCTCAGTAAGTACCGGCGTGTCGCCGCAGCTGACAACGGGGACGGCATTAACAGAAAGCTGATCGCCCGATGGCCGATTGGTACGTTTCGTCCGCAGCTTGGACAGCGATCCCGCAGTTCGCGGCGAGCCACGCTTATAGCGTCGGCGACATCGTTCGGCCGCTGACGGCTCCTGCGCTCGGCAAGGCGCACGTGTTTCGCTGCACGACGGCGGGCACCTCGAGCACGGAACCGACGTGGCCCACCGCGAATAACGGCACGATTACGACCGGCGGCGCGACCTTCACCAACGTCACGGGGCAGTCCACGTACAACTGGAACGCCCCGGCTGGTGACCTATACAGCATCTCACAGGCGGCTGGGTGGAATCGTCCTGTCGTCGGCGATCGGGTGTTTCTGTCGAGCGATCACAGTGAGAGCGCGGCAGGTGTAGGCAGTATGACGTATGGGTTCAATGGCGGGGTTGCTGGTTTTGGATGCATCCAGGTGCTTTCGGTCAACCGGGCGGGGTCGGTGCCACCGGTCGCGGCTGATCTTACGAGCGGGGCGGCGATTACGTGTGCTGCAACGTCCAATCAGGCGTTGATCCTTGAGCCATATTGCAACATGTTCTGGCAAGGCATCACGTTTACGATATCAGGCACGACCACGAGTGCGACCATTAGGTTTTCTGGTACTGCGGCACATTCGCACTACTTTAAAAACTGCGCTCTCGTGCTAGGGGCGACATCGTCACCTTCAAACATTGGTCACACCGGAGGAAAGGTCGTTTTCGATAACACCACGGTCCAATTCTCTTCGGTCGGACAATATCTAGGCTGTGGGGTAGCAGGAAACTTTGAATTGACGTGGATCAACACGCCGGCAGCGATCCAAGGGGCAATAATTCCGACTAACTTGTTTAACGCTAATGGCACCACTCAGCCGAGCATGATCACATGTCGAGGCGTTGATTTGAGCGCTGTTACCGGAACTCTCGCAGCCATTCAGGCCAACAGCACATCAACCATGAAGGTGCTGCTAGATAGTTGCAAGATTGCATCCGGTGTAACACGCATGGCAACGCCGATTGGCTCTAATAGTGCAGCCGACGAGATCGAATTGGTCAACTGCTACGACGGCACCAACGTCATCAACGAACGCCACACGGCCGCTGGGGATATTACCACAGAACGCAGCACTTATTTGACGGGCGGCGCGGTGGACGACCTCGGCGGTTACAGCCTCAAGCTGGTATCGAGTTCGCGCAGCGACTTTGCGACCTTCCCGCTAGATTGCTTCGCATTTGATGTGGAAAACGCCGTGACGGGCGCGTCCAAGACCGCCACCATAGAGGTCATCTCGTCCGGCACGCTCAACAACAACGACATCAGGTTGCTGCTCGAATACATGGGCACGTCGGGCAACCCGATAGCCAGCTTCGGCGACACTCTGGCGAGCGTGCTGACAGCGGCCTCAGCGCTGCCGTCGTCCTCGAACACATGGAACAGTCCGCCCTCGACGCCGCAGAAACAATTACTTCAAGCCACCTTTACGCCACAGCGGGCAGGTCGCGTGCGCGGACTGGTCAGGCTCGGCAAGGTAAGCAGCACAGTCTGGGTCAATCCGCAGATCGCGATCAATTAGCTCAACCTTGAGCGAGGGCATCCTTGAGTGATTGGTATGTTTCCTCGGCAGCCTATGCAGCGATCCCGCAGTTCGCGGCGAGCCACTTTTATGCCGTCGGCAATATCATTCGGCCGCTGACGGCGCCATCTGCCGGTCAGGAGTACACCTTCCGTTGCACGACGGCTGGAACGTCAAGCACAGAGCCGACGGCGTGGCCGAGCAACGACGGTGGGACGGTGTCGTCGGGTGGCGCGACGTTCACCAACGTGAGTGGTCAGTCCGCTTATGGCTGGGGCGGATGTGCAGGATCGCTGGTAGCCATCGGTAATCGCCTTATCGCAAACGACAGGGTGTTCTTGTCGAGCGATCACAGCGAGACCTACAACGCATCCGGCAACATCACCTATGCATTTGGTGCCAGCCGTGGGTTCTGGTTGATCCAGATGATCTCGGTCAATCGGGCTGGTAGCGTACCTCCTGTCAGTACCGATGCTCAGAGTGGGGCCGCAATTACAATAAATACCTTTACAGCTTTTACGATAACATTTGGCGCTCTGGTGAATATGTATTGGCAAGGGATCACCTTTACATTGGGGGGAACCGGAGGATCAACGCTCAATTTTAATGTGACCGGCAACATAAACACTATGACCTTAAAGGGGCACTATTTCAAGAACTGTGCCTTCGTGCTCAGCACGACATCTGCGGCGGCGCGTCTTACGACTACTAATCCTGCCAAGGTCACATTCGACAACACCACGGTGAAATTCGGTAACGTGGGGCAATACATCGGTTCGACCGCCATAATGTCACTCGACTTGACCTGGATCAACACGCCGGCGGCGATCCAGGGCCCGACCATCCCAAACGCACTATTCAACTTCAGCACCAACGGGCACACCAACATCATCTGTCGCGGTGTCGATCTCAGCGCCATCACCGGCGCCTTGCTGGGCATGGCAACGGCAAATTCAGCCATGAACAAGGTGCTGTTGGACAGCTGCAAGCTCGCACCAAATGTGGTGCGGCTGGCTACTCCGGCGGCGGGCAATGGTGTGTCCGACGAGGTTGAGCTGATCAATTGTTTCGACGGGACGAATGTGCTCACCGAGCGTTATACGGGAGCGGGGTCCGTTGTCACGGATCGCACCAACTATCAGAGCCTCGGCGCGCAGGATGACCTCAGTAACTTCAGCCTCAAGCTGACCTCAAGCGCCCGTTGCGACAAGTACGCCTATCCACTCGACAGCTTCTGGCTCGACATCGAGAACACCAGCATCGGCGCATCGAAGACTGCGACAGTGGAGATCGTTTCTGCGACCACGCTCTACAACGACGAGATTTCGTTGCTCCTGGAATATATGGGCACTTCGGGATCGCAGGTTGCGAGCTTCGCCAGCAGCTTGCCGCCGATGCTGACGACGCCGTCGACGCTGACCTCGTCATCTGCGACATGGGCTAATCCGCCGGGAAGCGGTTGGAATCCCGCGGACATCAACAGCATGACACTCAGCGCAGGCAATCTCACGGCGACCAGCACAGCGGGCAGCGGGGGAGTGCGGGGTGTTTCATACGCTTCCGGTAAGTTTTACTGGGAATGCGCGATGGCGACCTGGGCCAATGCAAATACCGCCCCTGGCATCGCCTCGGCATCCGCCATCCTATCAAACTTCGGCGCAACGCCCACACAGGCTGCTTTGGTTCGGCAAAATGGCCTCATCTGGGTCAACAACGTTTCCACGGGCAACTCACTCGGCGCGCGCGCCAGCGGTGATGTGATCGGCATCGCACTGGACATTGGGAGCCGCCTGATCTGGTTCCGCCTCGCTCCGTCCGGCAACTGGAATGGTTCGAGCACCGCTAACCCGGCGACAGGAACGGGTGGCTTGAACATAAGCGGCCTACTCGGCGCTTTGTACCCTGCGTTTGCAGGTGCTGCTTCCGGCGATCAATGCAGCATCAATGTTGGGGGCAGTAGTTTCGTCGGCAGCGTTCCATCCGGCTTTACGTCCGGTCTACCAATCCCCGGTCCGGCCAAGCTGCAGGTTGCCTTCACCCCGCGCGTCGCCGGTCGTGTTCGCGGCCTCATCAAGCTTGGCAAGACCAACACCATAGTCTGGGTCAACCCACAGATGGCGACATAAGAAGATGGCCGATTGGTACGTCTCCTCTGCCGTTTATGCAACGCTACCAGTCTGGCAGCCGAGCACTGTCTACAACGTCGGCGACATCGTCCGGCCGACCGCACCGGCTGCGGGAGTTGAACACGCCTTTCGCGTGACGACGGCGGGGACATCTGGAACGACGGAGCCGCCATGGTCTTCCAGTAACAATGGAACGTCTGTTATCGCGGGGGCACGCTTCACAAACGTGACTGGGCAAGCGGCTTACGGTTGGAGTGCGCCGGCGGGTTCACTGTTGGCGATCTCCAGTTCGTTGAATCGTCCTGTCGTCGGTGATCGGGTGTTTCTGTCGAGCGATCACAGTGAGGATTTTACACCGACAAATTTGATCTATTCATTTAACAATAACACCCAGGCATTCGGCCTTGTCCAAATCATCTCGGTCAACCGGGCGGGATCGGTGCCGCCGGTTCCTGTTGATATTCAGTCTGGAGCGGCCATTACCGCAGAGGGGGTTTTAATCCTTGATGGTTACACGAGCACATTTTGGCAAGGAATAACATTTACCGCTGGAGCAACTAGTGGGCAGGGCTTCAACTTTGCGTCCAACGGGGATAAAGGTCACTACTTCAAAAATTGTGCCTTCAACCTTGTGTCTTCGTCGACGAGCGGTCGCTATGGGACCAGCATCGGCACCCGTGTCGTATTCGACAACACGACATTACTGTTCGCTACAAGCGGGCACTCTATCGGCGGTAACGGTCCATGCGAATGGGTTTGGATCAACACACCATCCGCAATCCAAGGAATAAACCCAGCGGCTCTGTTTACTCCTGGGCCCGCCCTTGGTTCCGGCCACAATAGCATCACCTGCCGGGGGGTCGATCTGAGCGCTATTACGGGCACCTTGGTCTCGATCGGCACCACCAACTCCAACGTCATGGTAAAAGCGCTATTCGAGAGCTGCAAGATTGCACCTGGGGCAACGCGAATGGCGGCGGCCGCGGCCGGTAGCAACACAGGCGACGAAGTTGAATTGATCAACTGCTGGGACGGGACCAATACCCTCAACGAGCGCTATATTGCCATCGGCAACGTCGTTACCGATCGCAGCACATACATGACCACTGGGGCGCAGGACGACATCGGCCATTATGCTCTAAAGCTGACAACGAACGTCGGTCCCGACAAATTCACCATGCCGTTGCCAACCTTTGCCTTCGATGTCGATAACACCAGCATCGGCGCATCGAAGACGGCGACAGTGGAAATGATAGCGCCGATGCCGCTCAACAACGACGACATCAGCTTGCTGCTCGAATACCTAGGCACGAGCGGATCGTCGGTCGCGAGCTTCGCCAGCAGTCTCCCAACGGTACCGCCAACGCCATCGGCGTTGTCGACCTCGACGGGAAGCTGGAGCGCCTCACCGGCCTACAGTTGGAGTCCGACTGACATCTTCAACACGTCGCTCGGTGGCACCAATAATCTTACAGCATCGGGCGTGGGTTCTTCGATAGGAGGGGTACGAGCGACGGGAGCGCTCAACAGCGGAAAATGGTACTGGGAATACAAGATGACGACTTGGACCAGTATCTCCACTATCTGTGGAATTGCGACAGGTTTGGCCAATTTGTCATCAGTTGCAAACGATGGGCAGGAGTCGGCGGTGCTGTTTCACGGTGGGTTCGCCACCGTCAACGGAGCGGGCACCAGCGTCTCCCTCGGTACGCGAGCAAGCGGCGACGTGATTGGCGTCGCGGTTGACGTTCCAAACGGCTTGATCTGGTGGCGGGTCGCCCCGAGCGGAAACTGGAACGGTTCGAGCACGGCCAATCCGGCGACCGGGGCAGGAGGCGTTCCCTTTGCAAGCGGTCCAAACGCTCTTATAGCCCCCTCCCAGACGTTGCCGCTATACTGCCCTGGCACTGGGGGTGAGCAGTGCACCGCTAACTTTGGTGGCAGCTCGTTTACCGGGGCCGTCCCGGCTGGGTTCACGTCGGGCATCCGCAGCGCGGGGCCGACAAAGCTGCAGGTCACCTTCACCCCGAGGGTCGCGGGGCGCGTGCGCGGAGTGGTGCGACTGGGCCACGTTTTGACGACGGCTTGGGTCGACCCACGGATAACGATCGCCTGATCCAGATGACCACCAAATACACCATCCTGAGTGCTTCGCGCCCCGGCCTCGGCTCGGTGGTGGTCGTCGACGACACGGCACAACTCGGGACCCGCGCACTCTCGAACATCGGGATCGAGGACAACCCCAGACTAACAGGCACCCCTGCGCCGGGGGCGGCGCAGATGGACGGTCAGGCCAACGTCGCGGTGACGGGCACGACCGGAATCGTTCATTCAGGCGCAGCGCAGATGGACGGCAGTTCGTCTGTGGCCTTCACCGGCACATTGGTGTCGCGCGGCGCCGCGCAGATGGACGGGCTCGCGACGGTCGACTTCCGTGGGGCCGTGGGCAGTGGCATCGCCAATATGGACGGTGTGGCTACCGTTGCATTTGCCGGCATCGTGACGGGCGGGTTCGGCATCGGGGCAGCGGAGATGGACGGTGTGGCTACCGTCAGTTTCAAGGGCGCCGTTTCGCGGATTGTTTCGGGGGCGGCGCACATGGATGGGGTCGGCTCGATGCTGGCGGTTACGATTGGTCCGCCGTTGCCGCCTCATGGGATTCTGCTAGCGGCGGGGATGTGAAATGCCGCAAGGCCCTTCTGACGCGGTCCGCGCTTATGAACTGCCGCAAAAGGCGCCTGGCGAGCGGACCAATCAGCCGCTCACGAGCAATTTGCCGATCTCGATCACGCCGGGGTTCGGATCATCGGGGGCGGGACAGCTCCCGCCGATCTTGACCGGTCAAGCCCATTTCGACGAGACCATCACGAGCTATTGCGCCCAGGCCAAGAACGAGAAGACCGCCGCCGTGGGCGGCGGCGGGGATGGCTTTCCTGCTACAGGCCGGAGTGCTCATGTCAAGAGAGTGTTCGCGCTGGAGGGCGGCGGCGAGGCTCGCGCTCAAGCGAAAGGGGGGGACCAAAGTGCGATCATCTCGGACTGTTGGATCGATGTGCTTCGGGTGGATCACCTGCCGGTAGCCCATTGGGGCGATAATTACGGCACCAATAATCAGCAGATTGATTTTGTTGTTCATTGGAATGACGACCCGGACAATCCGGAGGAAAACACCGACGACAGCAACGCTGACATTCAATACGAGAATGCGAATGCCGCCAGGGAGACACATCAACTTGAAATCAAGAACCCCCAGGTCTCGCAGAATGACGTGCAGGACGGCGACGACAACCAGCTTTGGCTGATAGACAGAACAGGCCTGCAGATATTCCAGTCCGATGGCGTTTCTGGCAAGCATGGCCAGGGAATAATATTCACGTTTCACAACGATCAACCGCAGGGGCAGGGCGGTGAGAACGACGACGGTCGTCCCGCAGACCGGAATGTTCAAGTGGTCAAGGTCGTCAATAACGACCTTGGCGGGTTTGAGATGGCTAATGAGGATGGCAGTCATCCGAAGATCGTTCCATTCGAGGACTACCTGAAACGACTGAAGGCAGGCACGAACGACGACTCTCAATATCTGGATGTCGAGATCACGACGAGATACCACCACCGATTTCAGACCGATGAGGTGAGGGGTGGTGTTCAGGGCCAGGAAATCGTGATGTCCATGATCGAGGGCAAGACATTGGCCGAGGGGTATTTTGATTATGGTGATCCAGAGGCGAGAGACGTAGATGGCTTGCCCTGCCTGGTCCGAACCGATCCGTTCCAGACGATCGTCAATGTCGGCTTTCCTATAGGAGCGGTTTTTGTAATCGGCGATTATGGCGGCAGCAGTGGTCGCATCGAGGCGAAGAGCAAAAATAACATCAAACCCCCTTTATCTTTGGGCAAGCTGGCGTTCACGGACCAGGGCCAAATTTACGGCGGATCGTTTGCTAATGTCACCAAGGTCGATGACAAGGGAAACAAGACCACAAAGCCGGTCTTCTTGATGTGCGGCACGGACAACAGGGCTCCTGGAAACATCGACCAAGTCCACGCTGGCACGGCCAAATTCGGCAAAGGCATCATCGTCGCCTCGAAGGACGGGAGGACCTGGGATACGGTGTTAGAAATAGAAGTTCCAGTCGTGCCAGGATTATTCGGCACCTACGTGAACTGGGTGCAGGTTTTAGGGCTGACGTGGGACGGACAGAATTTTTACGCTGGCGTGCACGCGCTCGTTATCTTTAGGCTCATTTCTATAGAGCCAGATTTCATTGACACGTCATATGTAATCGACGAGCACGATATTCTTTGGTCATCGTCGGACGGATACACCTGGCAAGGAATAGACCAGCGCACGGCGCGTATCACCAAGGGCGAACACCTCCCGAAACAAGGGTTGCTGGTCGATCATTGCAGCGACAAGGTTAAAGATAAATTCGACAACAACGTTCCGGACGGCATCTATCACTACAGCAAAGATAGTCGGGGCAACGAGATTTTCATCCGCGGCGACGCCGTACCCTCCATCCAATGGGACACGGGCGGGATAGACGTCAACGTGACGGCCACCACTGTAACCATTGTACAAACAATAGTTAGCGCTGACGGGAAGAGCAAGAATAAGACAAAAACAACTTGCTCGCCGGGAATCCCTTTTCTCTGTCTCGCTTATGCCGGTACCACCACCAGAGGCACCATTATTGTTGCTGGCGCCGAGATTGCGATCTCAACTGACATGGGCAAGACGTGGACGAAGAATGCCAAGCACGTCGCTAAAAACCAAGTCGTCATCGACGGTCCGCTCGCTTATTCAGACCTGACCCCGCCCGCGACGACCGCCCTTGCGGCCAGGCTCAAAGATCTACCGAAGACGCCCAAATGATTTACATGGTGACCAACATGGCACCTTCGCCGCGCGCCTTTTACGACACGCGGAATCAGGAGATCATGTTGCAGCCAGGAGCGATGAGGTACGCCGACCTCGACCAGGGCACAGCCGACCGGCTGCTGGCGCGCAACGACCTCGTGGTGGCACCTGCGAGGTTCGAGCGTCACGCCCACCTGCCGCCGCTTCCGCCGAAGGTGACGCAGGAGAAGGCAAAGCCATGCATTTCGGTGACCGGGCATTTCGGTATCGGCGACAACCTGCATCAGCGGGCAGTGATGCGCGTCCTGATGCGGGATTATGATGTCTGGTTGCACACCTGCCATTTTAATCTTTACCATGATCTCGTCGCCAAGGGGCTGAAACTGGTGATGCGGCCGACGAGCCTTCATGCGCAGGCGAGGACAATCGCCCGCGAGCGGCCGCTGTTCGAGCAGGCCAAGTTTCCTGCCGCTCCGGCGACAGCACGGCAGGCCCGTATCGGCTACCCGAAGACGCTGATCGACCAGCATGGATCAATCCTTGAGGCGATGTTTTCCTGCGTCGATCTACGAATGCCCGAGCGGCCGGATTTCAGCCTGCCGATCAAGCCGGAGTGGCGGAGTTCGGTGCAGGGGCGATGGAATACCGGTGGCAAAGCGTTGATGGTGCACCGGCCGATCGTGGTGCGCCGGGAGTGGGACGGCCGGTCACGTAATCCCGACCCAGCGGCTTACGACGCCATCTACCATTCGATCCGCGACCAGTTCTTTGTGGTGAGCGTCGCCGACCTGCTGCGCGGAGAGGAGTGGATCGAGGGGCCTGAGCAGCCGGTGGATGTCAGACTGCATAACGGCGAGCTGGCGTTCGAAGAGATGGCCGCGCTGTTCGCACAGGCTGACCTCGTCTATTGCAATGCGGGCTTCGCGCCGGTCCTGGCGCAGGCCGTGGGGACCCAGGTTGTCGTGGTCTACGGCGGCCGCGAGAGCTACCGGACCACGCAGCGGGTCGGCGCGCATCTCGCCCCCACGCTCCCGGTGGACGTTGTTAATCCATGCGATTGTCACAGCAACAAGCACCGCTGCGACAAGACAATCGATGTGCCGAAGGCGGTGACGGCGGTGACGGCGTTTGCGGCCAGGCGCAGCACCCTGTTGTTCGGAACGTTCTATGTGGACAGCCCGGACAGGGACAATCTCACGGACCTGTGGAAGCGGCTGCACTTCTCATTAAATGAACGAGATTGCGATTTCCTCGCCGTCGACAGCCAGTCGCCGATTCTGAAATTCGAAGACTGGACGCCGTATGACGGCAAGCGGCACCACCGGATGGTCTTTAATTTTCCGGACAACATCGGCCATCTCAGCCGCAAAGGTGTGACGGAGGGGCGTGACGGCTGGGGACGGGCCTTTTGCAAGGGATTAGAGATCGCCTGCGAGCTGGGATACGACTACGTGGTTCACATCGAAGGCGACAGCCTGTTCCGGCTCCGCGTGGGGGACATCACCCGGTGGATGCAGCAGGAGAAGGCCGATTGCGCAACCACCGATGTGAAGGGGATGAAACACAAGGAGCATGAAAAGCTCTGGGTCGAGACCGGGCTCATGTTCTTTTCGACGGATTACCTTCGGCGCAGCGATTTCGTACGACGCTATGAGTGGCCGAACCGGAAGGTCGCGCCGACCCCGGAGCGGGTGATCCGGCAGCAAATCCTCGATCAGACGACCAGGCAATGCCGGATTATGCCGTGGAAGGCGTGGCGCGCGGACAAGAATACGATCACCGTGGCAAATATCCTCGAGCTGAACCTCGATTGGGTCACACATCAGCACGACAGCGCGCAGCAGGGCGCCTATCGCAGGTTTGTCGACGCAGCCTGCGCTCAACAGCGCAAGGAGGCGGCAGCAATGCCTAGGAAATTCAATTTGGGGTGCGGCACGAACAAGCTCCCAGGCTGGGAAAACCACGATGCCGATGTCGATATCACCAAAAAGCTGCCGTGGCCGGACAACAGCGCCAGCCACATCAACATCGAGCATTGCGTCGAGCACGTTCCCTATAAGGCGGCGATTGGCTTCTTCCAGGAGGCTCATCGGGTGCTGGCGCCAGGCGGCGTGCTGCGGGTGACAGTTCCTAGTCTCGAGCAGATCGCCGCATGTGATGACGCTGACTACCACCGTTTTACGACCAAGTGGCAGAAGCTCGGGCCCAACAAGCGTGGCGCCATGAGCGCGATCATTTACGCGCATGGCCATGAAACGGCATGGAACGCGCAGCTTATGCGCGATACGCTTTACTTCGCAGGCTTCGATGACGTGCTGGCGTGCGAGTCTGGGCTATCGGAGGACCCGGCGCTCCGTGGCGTCGAGGGGCACGGCCGGGTCATTGGGGACTACTTCAATCAGATCGAGTCATGCACGTTCGAGGCGCGCAAAGCCGGTGATTTGTCCAGTTTGCCGAGTTTGCCGAGTCAGGTATCAAATGCGACGTCCCATGCATCCACGGTGGCAATCGTGCTCGGCGGTGCCACGTGCTGGAGGCAGGATTTGGAGTCGGCCAGGAAGCTGATTGGCAATTTGCCCTTCCGCGTATTTGCCATAAACGACCAGATCAAGACTTTCCCCGATGAATGCGTCGCGGTCACGCTGCATCCCGACAAGCTTGTGGGGCCCATCGCCTGGCTGAATGGCCGGCGCAAGGCTGGGCTGCCGGAGCCAGAACAGATTTGGGCGCATCGCAAGGCTCCAGAGATCACCCATGACACCGGGATGGACTGGGGCGGCTCGTCGGGACTATTTGCCGTTCAGGTGGCGCGGCGGGAAGGGCATCAGAAGATTATCGGGGTCGGGGTGCCGATGACCGTGGGCGGCGCGCACTACATCCGCGGGCAAAAGTGGCAATCGGCGATTGCATTCCGCCCGAGTTGGATCAGATACAAGAACGAGATTGCCCCGCACTTCCGCAGCATGTCGGGCTGGACCGCAGAGATTTTTGGCACGCCGGATGAAGCCTTCCTAGGCAGCGCATGATTGATTGCGTATAGTCGCCCTCGCCGGGCGTCGCGCGCGAAATGCGCGCCGATGTGGTGATGTGCGTGAACATCAACGTCCCAGCGCCGCGCCCCTACACCGAGGAAGACCTGTGGCTCATGGAGCAGCAGGCCCAGCGCGAATCGCGCGAATCCTTCTGGGCGTATCGCCGCTATCTCAATCCGCGCATGATCATGGGATGGTGGCAGCGCGAGGTTGCGCTCGAATTGCACCGCTTTTGGCTGG